TCTACATTTTCACAACCAGAATAATATCTATTACCTGATACTCCTTCTGCATACTTATCAGATAGAAGGTTTCCCATTGCTGATTGAACAGACAATGATGAATAATTTTCACTTGCAATCAACTTTAAGTTGGATCTCTGAGAAGAAATCTCATCCACTATTGCTCGTGCTATTTCAGGCGATACTATTCCAATTTGATGTAAGTTAATTAAATAACTCAATGTACTTAAATCACAATTCTTTCTTATAGCATTAGAAAGAAATTCTCCAAAATCAAACTTCACTTCTTCTCCTTTTCACTGGCCACTTGACAAAACTATGGTGACACATTATACTATGTATGTCCCCCCAAAAAATAAGGATTAAATCAATCATTAGACATACTAACAAAGGGATGACATTGTATACCTTTCTCGTTAATATTAACTGGAAATCCTTCACTTATGTATAGCTTGTACCTTTCCTCAAAATGTCTGAATGCATAATTAACTTTATTTCTATATCTAAAGTCATCACCTATATCGATTAATTTAAGGTGATCTTTGTTCTCATGTGTTCGTAAACCCCTTCCAATAGATTGTAGATTTCTAATTTTAGACTTACCGGCAATAGCAAAAAGTATTGTCTGTAAGTTTTTTATATTTACCCCTGTAGAGAAGACCTGATATGTTGCAACGATAACAACATTATTATTATTTTCAGCATACCATCTTACCTCTTCTCTCAATTGACTACTCGTATCTCCATATATAAAAAATACATCTTTGTGGCGAACCCCTTTACTTATAATATCATATAATTCCATGCCAGATTTTTTAACATGACTTGTAAGTATAAGTATATTACCAGTGCCTCGTTTTGCAAGATTTAATATCAGCTCATTTCGTTTCTCATTCTCAAGAATAACATCTATCTCTTCATCATAATTAAGCTCAACAACTCTTTTGCACATCTCTTCTGGATATTTTAATAAAATCATATCTATATTAATGTTGGATAAAATCTTCTTTCTTTGCAATTCTTGTGTATTCGTTACTTTAGTTACTTGACCAAGTAAGCCAAGTATGGTCATTACGTGAGTTTGAGTTTCCTGAAGTGTGCCAGTAAAACCAAATCTTTGATCTGCATTTGTTGAATTTTCAAGTATGTGTCGAAATGATGTTGAATGTGCGAGATGAGTTTCATCCACAATGACAGAATCAAACTGCTCAAAATATGGCTTCTCCAAATTATATAATGATTGCCATGTTGAAAGAAAAATACTCTTATCTGATTCCTTATCTGCACCACCTGTAATTACATGAACATTTTCATCGAAATTCCAATTATCATTCTCTGAATACTTGATAAAATCTGAACGCATTTGTGATATAAGAGTCAATGTCGGAACTATGAGCAATACTTTTCGTTCTGCAAGATATCGTATAAGTGAATATATAACAAGAGATTTACCAGAACCAGTAGATGACTCTATAACACATCTACTTTTATTTATACAAGTGATTAGAGCTTTCTTTTGGTAATCACGCAATTCCATCGATAGGGATAAAGTGCGAAGAAATTCATCGAGGTCTTTTTCTTTCCATTTATCGGCTGGAATTAAATTATCATCAATATCAAGAGAATACTTACGTTTCTTTGCAAACTCAATAAGATTTTTTAGAAGTCCACAATATAATGTTGAACTCCTTTTGTTGTATAATCGAAGCTTACCATCCCAATATTTACGATGACCTCTTTTCATAAACTGAGAATCTGGTATTATGATAGTAAAATATTTGGATATCTCTTCTACAATATGTGGAGTTTCTGATTTGACCACCATATGAGTGGCATTCTTGTAAGTTACATCTATCATATAATATTACGAAAAATCAATACGAATGCAACTATCTTCATTAACAATAGAGAAAGAAGCTGTATCGCTAAGAAGATATGTCTCACTAAATCATTCCATTACTAAATTTCATGTAATCAATATAGTTCTTAATCTGAAAACTACGACGATTAATACTGTCGATAATACTTTCCATAATTTTTACATCATCTTCCAGTTGACTCATTCTCTTTCTATATTTAGACACCTTCTCATCATTTTCTATATATCGTGCAAGATCATTCTTTAATACCTTATGAGGAAATGGCTTAAGGTTTAACTCTTTTAACTCATCCATACTCATACGACCTGAGTAATACTTATATGCAACTTGCTCCCATTCTTTATATTGAGACTTTGCATTTCTATACTCACCCTGTATTCTATAATGGTGTTTTAAATATTTTGCGTGTAACTGTGGAATGTCAAGTGATTGTTTATCAAGATTAGCTGGATCTAACTTGCTTTCTTTTTCCCAATCTTCTAATATCGAATCTAAAATCATAATCTATCTATTATATCACACTTTTGTAGAAAAGTCAACTAAATTTCAGCGTTAGCATCAAAATTGATTTTGTATGATTCGTAATTTAAGGTAATATCAAATGTTAATGGTGTTGGCTCAGCAGATTGCATATCAAATGAAATAGAACTTATGTTAGTTGGAAACATATTATATATACCAATATCACCAAATCTATTTCCATTATTTGTTAATAGAACAATTGATCCATCTTTACGAGTCATTCTTTTGGTATCACTTTCACGATATGAGTATCCATCAGAACCTGTTTGTAGCCAATCAACAGTAGATTTCCAGTTATCAAAATTCTCACTTACAATACAACTAACAGTTAATTCTTCATAGGTTAAAGTATTTCCTGGCTCGTTATGCACTTTAAATGGGTTTGCAATAGGAACTGAACCTATACTCATGCCAGGCAAAGTGAAGTTAGTTAGAAAATAAGATATTTCTTTCTCACCATTAATAGTGAATACAGCATTTTGAACTCTTGATAAATTAAATTTACTCGCACTGATGGTCGCCATATGTATATTTAGACAAAAAAAAGACCCACTGGAAAACCAGTGGGCCTCTTAGTAATAATCTTAATGATTATAGTGTTAACAATCTACAATAAATTGTTCACACGAACTCTGCGATAGTATATGTTAGCACCACGAGCATCAGGGCCACTCGTTGACGCAGGGTCAAGAGGAGTTGTCTGAGCAACGTTACCAGCAAGAACACCGTTATAAACAGGGTTCAAAGACATACCGTAACGAGTTCTAAAAGCAATTTTTGGTTGAAAAGAATTTTCACCCATTGCACGACTCATCTGTAATGGTACATATGGGCAATAAAATAACCCAGCATCAAAAGGACTTGTTCCTTTATATCCAGCAACAAAGTAGTCAATTGCACCAGCATATGGGTCAACGTATACTTTGTAACGACCATTCAATACACCAGCAAATGTTGAAGAAGCAGGATCTACATTAAGTGCAGCCGCTTGATCAAGAGCAGGGGCATAATCCAAAACACCAGCCATCTGAAGTGCAGACGCAACATCAGAAGATACGAGTAAGATATTAGCTTTTCCTCGTCTTGTGTCTTTAGATATTCCATTGGCTTCACGTTCTATTTGAAACATGAGTCCTTTGAATTTTTCAACTGACCATCTACCACTTGAGTCTGTGTCAAGATCGAAGATACCAGCAGTAGTTGTACCTGCTTGGGCTCCAACCTTAGAAGTTATGTAAATGTGTCGAACTGCTTCTCGGTTAATCTCGGAAAGAATTTCACTTGATAAAATATTAGCAAGTTCAGATTCAGCATCGAGTCCATGAACATTACGCAAGTCCTGTGCAAGTTCAGTTGTGTACTCAGCTTTCAAAGCACGAGTTTTAGCAGTTACAGATACTTTGTCGATACGAAAACCCATTTGAGGGATATCAGTCGCACCAACAAGAGCTTCACCAGCAGCTGTTGTATTACCAACACCAGTTGTGTATCCAGTGTTATGAGCACCAGCATTGAAAAAGTCTGTTCCGGCCATTGTTCCACCACCAGAAAAGTCTGTGTCTGGTTCATTGTAGAACGCTTCAACGTCACCTGAATCAGTAATGTCTCCATCAGCTGATGTGTATGAACGCATGGCGAAAATAAGACCTGTAGGCATCGTCATAGGTTGTACACCCATTACATCATAAGCGATGAGGTTAGGCATTGCACGACG